CTTGAGGATCTGCTCAGGGGTCAGGCGCATACCGCCCGGCGTGGTCTTGTCGTATTCCATGATCTAGTCCTTGTCCATCTTGTACTTTTCCAGCAGGTTCCTGCCCTTGGCGGCCAGCCTTGCTGCAGCGCCGGCAGTGCGCGGCACCGGCTCGCCCCAGGCGTTGGCGGCCAGCGCCAGCCGGGTCGGGTCACCGTCCTTGTCAACCAGAGGCCCACTCGGGTTGGTGTAGAAGCGGGTCAGGAATGAACCCTTACGGCGAGCACGCTCACCAATTGGGCTGGCTTCCTTGACCCCAGGCTGCAGGTTCTTGCTCTCACCAGAGCGCTCAAACTTGCGCCGGCCAGCCTCGGTCAGCCCACCCTCTGGGTCGCGCAGCCTGGACATCAGCCCTCGTCCTCTTCCAGCTTGGCCTCATGCATCATCTGCTTGAGGCTCTTCTTTGGCGCTTCGGGCTTCTTGGCGGCCATGTACTTCTCAATCTTCTTGCGCAGCGCAGGCGGCAGCTTGGAGAGCTCGACCCTGTCCTCCATCTCGTTTTCGATCTCGATCTCGATCTTCATTTCTTGCCTCCTGCGGCGGCCATGTTGTCCACCAGATTGGGGTATGGTCGGCCAGCTTTGGCGGCCCGGCGCATGGCCATCCGCTTCTCAGCCGACGACAGCTCTTTGGGCTTGCCCAGATCCTTGGGCCGTGGCTTGTCCCAGACCTGTTTCATTTCTTGCCCTTCTTCATTTGCTCTGCTTCGCTCATGGCAATGGCCACAGCTTGATCACGCGACTTGACCTTGTCGCCGCTGGAGCTTTTGAGTTTGCCGGCCTTGTACTCGCGCATGACCTTGGCAACCTTTTCTTGCATCTTGGTCTTCATGTCTTTCATGTTTGCTCCCCTGCCAGTAATGGTCTGGTAATTTTGCGAGACACGGCACCGATTTTTGATGCACGGCGCTCGCCGACTTCTCTCTGAAATGTTTCTCCAAGTGTCTTTTTCTTTTCCTCAAATTTACTTGCATCAAACGTACCGACATCTGGTGACTCTGGCGCAGTCATTGCAAACGGCTCTGGCTTGGCTGGCTCTGTTGGCGCTGTTGTTGTTGGCAGTGGTCGAAACGTGTACTTGTTTTGGCCTCGGAATCCACCTTCAACAGGGGTCAGCGCCATCTGTAGACCGTATTTTTGGGGGTTTGAAAACAAGTCTTTGTTTGCACCAAAAATATCTAACTCTTGGCCTGTAAATGGATTTTTTATTTTGTACATGGTGTAGTCTTGCCGACCAACTCTGTAGTTGTACAAATAAGTGCCGGCATATCGGTCAAGCGCACCAGAACTTAGCTTTGACATTTCGTCCAAATATTTTGCTTGGTCAGCGCTAAATTTTTCGGTGGCCTTGCTGTAGGGGTCAACCACATTGGATGTATAAGCTTCAAGCCCACGGCGGTACGCCTCGCTTTGCGACTCGTAGGTTTTCATCTTCTCGGCCGCGCCGGCTTGGTAGCCGGTGAAGGCGGCCTGATATTCGCCGGTCATCGCATCGATGTTGGCCTTGTATTGCGCGGCCAGCCGGTCGATGTCAGATGTGCTGCGCCGGGCCAGCTGGCGCTGCCTGAACTGGGGCAACACGGTGGCCATTATTGAATCCTCATGCCTGCGCTGCCCAGATCCATCGGGATACCAAGCTCTGCGTCCATGCGCTCACCAGACAGCAGCGAGCGGCGGCCACCGCGGGTGCGAGCCCTAAGTGCCGAGGCCTCGGCTGCAGCGGCCTTGCGGCGCTCCTCGTCGGCGGCGGCCTGCACCTCTTTGGCCTTGCGCTCCATCTCCAGCTTATTGGTCTGGTAGGTGAGTTGCGATTGCTCAAACTGCTGCCTGGCAGTCTCGGCTTGCTGCTCCAGGGCAGAGCCCTGCTTGGCATACTCAGCCGTCTGCTTGGCCAGTTCAGTGCGCATGGCGGCCTGGTCGGCGGCCTGCTGGGCCAGCATAGTGCGCTGCTGGCTTTCAGCCTCTCTCCGAGCCTTTCTAGCTTGGTCGGCGTTATAGGCGGTGCCGGCAATGATGGCAAATGCGATTAATGGCATATCTACCCCTTTATCAAAACTTCATCGATGCTTTCTGCATCCGTCTGGTCAGTTGCATGGATGCAAAACCAGACACTGTCCTCATGCGCCACGATCCTGTGCTTGGTGCCGGCTTTGATGCTAATGCACGCTGGGGCTCGGTACTCAGTGACTTCGCCATCTACATCCACAGTCACCAGCCCCTTGGCCAAGACACTCAGGTGGTCATAGCTGTGGGTATGTTTAACGGCATAGTGATTTGCCGGCAGAGTCATCTGCTTGGCGTACACACCAGCCGCAAAGTGATGCACCACATCCAGATCGATCTCAATCATATTCAAAGGATTCTATTGGGGTTTGGACGCGGTGCAATGGCCTGTATATCTACGCGATAGCACTCATGCAAACACATCAAAGTCGGTGCTGGCGCTGGCTTGGCCCATGGGTCTGCCGCCGAGCTGGTGGGTGCGGGTCATGCGGTTGTACTCGCCGCCGCCAAGCATCAGGTAGCCAAAGCTGTCGCCAATGTGGGAGTGCTCGTTCTTGTTGGGCGCATCCCGGAAGCGCTCCTGGCCAGCCCCGACCGCCACCCGCTTGAAGTGGTAGCCGCCGGCCAGCGCCTTGCGCAGCAGCTTGCACTCGCGGTTAACGATGAGCCCAGGCTTGCCGGCGATCAGGCGCTGCATGGGCGCTGCAGAGGCCTCGCGGCGCACCTTGAAGTCGTTGCTGGCCGTGGGCTGGGCTCGCAGGCCCAGGGTTTTCAGGTGATCAAACGCGGTGACCTCGTAGATCGCGTCCCTAGCCATGCCTGCCGGGTCGCCCCAGACCAGCACTTGATGGTTGGGGTAGCGCTGGTTGAGCTCGCCCAGCAGCTGGTGGCCAAAGCGCTCAAGGCCCATGTCAAAAGTCACGATTTCCTGGTGGATCAGCCACCTGCCATTGGGCAAGCGCTGGCCAATGGTGGCCGCCGGGGTCAGACCAAAGTCCAGGCCCACCTGGATCGGCACCGTGGGGTCGATTTCGGTGTCGCCAGACATGGTCGAGTCCTCGTATTCAGGCCAGACAGGCCGGCCCTCCTGCACATAGGTGTACTCGCCCCCGGCATAGCAGCGGATCCAATCCAGATTCTTGCCCAGCAGCATCTGCTGGTAGTAGCCTGGGGGCAAGTTGTGGATATTCTCAGCCTTAGGGTTGACCTTCCACCACTTGCCGCTGGCAAAGATGTGGTCATTGGCCTCGGGCATGTCTGGCAGGTCTTCAACGGCCACCGGCACCACGCCGCCGGGCTGTTTCCAGAACTTCCAGGCGTACTGGCCGGTCATCTTCTCCTTCTCGGCCATGCGATGCCACCAGTGATCGTCGTCCATGGGGTTGGTATCCATCCAGATACCGTGCCAGGAAGCGCCGCCATCGCGCTTGGTAGGGTATCGGCCCACCCGGTGGGTCAATCCATCGATCACCGCCTTGGGCAGCTCCCTGGCCTCGTTGACCCAGGCACCCGTCAGCTCAAGCGACAGCAGCTTTCGGACATCCTTGGGCTGATCAAGGGCCAGGAAGATGACCTCGCAGTCGATCCCAGCCGCATCACCACGGGCCGGCAGCCTGATGTGGTGGGTGATGGGTGGCGTCCAGAGCATCGGGCCGAACGTAGCTTCCGGGAACAGGTCGAGCCAGGTCTTGATGGTGGTGGTTTTGAGCATCGGGTAGCTGTTTCTGACCACCGCCCACCGGGTATAGCGGATGTTGTCCACCGGGCTGGGCTTTTGCTGCACCGCCTTGATGAAGATCTTGCTCGCGCACCCATAGCTCTTGCCTGAACCCACCGGGCCCATGATGCCCTGCACAAAGTTCTTGCTCTGAATGAAGTCATAAATGACCGGCGACTGACTGAAGTCCAGGTTCAACCCAGCCACCGGCACTGCCTTGTCAGATGTCTCTTTGGTTCTAGCCATCATTGCCCCTTGGAGCCACAACATTGATGTCAATCACGCTGGGCTTGTTCTCATCATCAGGATTGTCCAGCAAGCCAGAGGCCTTGGCCAGCAGCCGCAGCACCCCAACTTTGTCATAGAGCTCGATCTCCAGCGTGCTGGCCCCCTCCTTGTCAGTCCTGACCTTGATGTTCTTGATCGCGTGCAGTGCGTGCTCAGGGATCTCAGAAGACCTCTTCACAGTCACATTGCCGCGATCATCCCACTCCATGATGTCAGTCAGCTTGGTGTTGGCCATGGACAATAAGGCATAAGCCACCGCCTCCTTGTTGTCCAACAAAGTCGCACTGCGCTCCAGCCGGCGCTGCACAGACCTCACCCCGCCCCAGTTGGTCAGGGGAGGGATGACAGCAGTCTGCTTAGGTCTTGGCATCACGGGCTTTCAGCATGGCGTCAGCCATAGCGTAAGCGTCCCCTGCAATCTCATCTGGCACCCAATATATAGATTCAGAATGAGAGCAATACGCCTGCATCGCCTTGGCCGCAAAGTAGTCGCGCAGGGTCATGCCATTGCGCTGGTTCGTTGTCTTAGGAAACGCCTGAGAAAAGTGCTTTACTGATGAATCATCCATGTCAGCCTCCATCAGAACGGTATATCGTCGTCAGACTGAACCACAGCAGCCGTCTGGCCCTGGCCACCCTGCACCAGGTCACCAATAGACAGCGACTGCCACTTCTCACCAGCAGCCGTTACCTTCGTCCATGCACTGATCCAGCGCACCTCACCGTTGGGCAGCATGATCTTGCCCTTCGCATTCGGGTGCTTCTCCTCAGTCCTGTTCTCGTTCCTAAACAGCGAACCTTTACCAGGTCTCATTTCGTAAGCCATCACTAACTCCTTTAAAAAAAC